GCATAAGCCGTCTTGTCAGCATCGGTCATGCCATATTCACCATTGAATCCGCTGAATGCCCTTCCAGAGAAGCTTGGCATAGAGGGTTCTCTTGATATGGCTAACTCTTGGATTGCCGATACAAGACCACCGAGCGCACCAGACACTCCGGAAGCAATTCCATCGACAATCTGCATATTATTCGCTACACCAGTCTGTTGACCAAACTTACCAACCATCTCTGGGATGCCGTTTTCTCTTGCCCAGAACAATTGGGATTTTTTCGGAAAACCACCAGATGCGAAAAATCCAGGGCCACTGTCTGAAAAATCACTGTCCCAATTATCCTCATCGAGATAGTCTTCCACCGCCGCCACCTCTTGAAGCGCTGCGAATAGCATCACGAAGTGACTCAAGTTCACTCCGCAAATCAGAGATTCTGTCTTCGACTTCCTCAAAGAATTCATCGAGGATGTCCATTGCATCATCAACGGCACTGCTGATTGCGCTGACAAAAGAATCCGGAATAGTTTGCGTAACACCATCCCATTTTTTGCGATCAAACCACGGAGCAACTTCCAATGTCCACCATTCGCTCATACCTTTGTTCCATGCAGTACGCATAGCAGTCTGAGTTGCGATAATGGAATCGTAAATCCTCTGTGCTTGCTCTTTCCATCTATCCAGAGTGAAGAACGGTGCAACATCTCTGTCCCACCATTGATTTATGTTCGCTCTCCACTTGTCCATCATGTTTGTCTGGACTGTGATGATGGAATCGTAAATTCTCTGTGCCTGTTCTAACCACCGCTCGTAGACGAAATATGGAGCAACCAGTGTACTCCACCAGTTGGACATATTCTTACGCCACTCTTCAATCATTGCCCTTGTGTTAAAGGCAATAGATGTCTGAATGGAACTGGTAGTATCTTGCCATCTTCCATAGGTGAAATACGGCTCAACATTGTATTGCCACCAGTGTTCCATGTCGTGATTCCACTGCGCTCTGGTGCTGTCCCAAGAGTTTTTCACTCCGGAAGGAATGTTCTGCGTTGCCGCAGCTACATTCTGTGCGGACAGCGTATTCGCCAAAGGAGCAAGGATTCCACCTTCAACGGCAGTCGTGGTAGTCTTTGCGTCTCCGAGTTGAATTGGCCCAGTCTTCATGCCACCTTGGGCATCGGCAGACATACTCGCCACGGCATCCGATACTTCATCAGCATTATCTCTAATACCGTTGGCAAAACCCTCAACGATATATTCACCGTAGGCATAGTAAACTTTGGACGGGGAAGCAATTTTGTTCTTAGCTTCCGTAATTCTCTGGGCATCCTCAGAAAGTCCAGAAATTAAAGTGGTGAACTGGTCACGCAAGGATCTTGCACCATCAATGAAGCCTTGAATCATCCACTTGCCGAAGTCCATAAACTTCGCAGCAAGCCCAGTACCTGGGCCTTGTTCAGCGCTGCCCCAGAACCATGTCTTGATGTTGCTTGCCCATGTTTCAATTCCAGCCTGAGATTCGCCACTGTGTGTCGTGATGCCAGTTCCGAATCCAGAAGAAACCTTCTGAGCAAAGTTCGTCCATGTAGTTCCATTGATTCCACCATCGGCATCGCCTTTGGTAAACCACTGGATGATATTTGTTGCCCAGCCCTCAATCGGAGACTGAGATTCGCTTTGCGAACCTTCAATTCCAGACCCAAATCCAGGGATGAGATTTTTTGCTATTGTACTGAATGCACTTGGATTGACCTTATCATCTCCAGAACCATTTCCAGTGAACCAAGTGAAGATGCTCTTCACCCATGTCGTAATTGGATTTTCGGTCTGCCCATAAGTATCATTCACTCCGGAAATAAATCCAGGGAAGATTGCCTGTGCCACCTTGGTAAAAGCACCCTTATTGATCTTATCATCACCGGAGCCATCTCCGGTAAACCAAGTAAAGATACCCTTTGCCCATTTAACCACAGGCGTTTCTGTCAGATTGAAATTATCTGCAATTCCCTTAATAACGGAATCCACTACACCTTTGCCAGTATCCCAAAGACTCTTTGAAAGACCACCAATACTTGTTGTAATGTTCTTCCAAATGTTGGAAGCGAACTCCGCAATAACTCCAGGAATGGATGTGAATGCCTTGGTGATTCCTTGCAGAACACCAAGTAAAATGTCTTTGCCGTATGGCTCCATTGCCGTAGCTGGACTATGAATACCAAAGATTCCTTTGATTCCATCAACAATCGTTAAAAACAAATCTACAATCGGTTCTCCGATGAAAGCCAAAGCAGATCCAAGTCCAACAATAATGCCTTTGATTATATTGATTCCAAATTCTGCCCACTCCATTGCTTCAAAAGATTGCTTTGCTTTTTCAAAGAATCCTAAAGCGGTTTGTTGCAGACTGGTTGTGTAATCAAAGTTAAAAAGTGCTTCGACAAGGGATTTGCCTAATGTAGCTGCAAAACCTTGTGCGGCTCCAATAAGCGCACCAACAATTCCACCAACTACTGCACCAGCTGGGCCAGCCCACATTCCAGCAGCCGCTCCAAGCACAAGACCACCGCCAAGGCCACCCAAAACTTTGCCAACCCAATCCGGAATTAATGGTTGTATGATATTCCAGAGGGAATCCATTAACTCTGAACCAATCATGCTGATTGCAGCTGGATTGAAAGATACAAAGTTGGAAAAATCAATGACAATCCCAAGTCCTGTTCCAGTGAAAATTTCTCTGAATGCTGCGGCAGCGCCAGCAACAATCTGAGCTTTCTGATTCAGTATCCACGCTTTTACCGCTGGAGCAAGAGCTGCCTTAATAGTAACAGCGCCGATTATAAGTTCAACGGTTTCGATGTCTAAGTGTTCAAAGAACGTATAAACACCCTTGAACACTTCTTTCCAGTTAATCGTTTTGACAGCGGATGCAATAGTGTGCCAAATGCCTTGCACCCAAGCATCTATTGAATCTGCAAGCAGTCCAAAATCAAATGTTTTAAAGAAGTTGTTAACCGACTCGCCAATCCTCTGCCCAAAACCAGAAAAGTCGAATGTTATTCCAAAGGAATACATTGCGTGTAATGCGGTGTTCATGGCTCCAGCAAGCGTCTGTCCGAGCATGGGAACCAAGTCACTATCAACAAGAAGCCCATTAAGAAAACTGGCAAATCCTGTGCCAAAAGTATCGGCAGCGTTATAGACGGAATCCCAATCGATAGACTTCATTGCATCTGCAAGCGTATCTCCGATATATTTTCCGAGTTCCCTCAGGGTTTCAATATCAGATATATAGTCTTTCAGAGCATTGTCTGCTTCTACCCATTGACCACCGTCTCCACCAGCAGCGCCATCGGCTCCACCGCCACCGCCACCACCGCCACCACCGCCAGAACCAGCATCGTCCTTCGGCGGTTCAAGAACATTGAGTTCATCAATGCCCATGAGGTAGTTTTTAAGTTTCTTGGCATTGTCCGCAGCTTTTCCAGTGCCATCTGCCATGCCACCAGCGCCACCAGCGGCATCATCAAATGTTTCTGGAAGTTCGCTAATCGCACCGCCACCAGCTTCGTATTTCCAGCCGAAAATGAAACCGAGTGCATTTGATACGACTGTGGCAAACTTAATGGCTGCTTGCATTCCGGCATTGAGCGCACGGATGAACGGCTTCATCGCATTGATGATTGCACCACCAATGATACTGCCAAATGCTTGCAGTGACTGAGCAAGCTGAACCATCTGATTGTGCCATGTCACTTTGTTATCGTAAGGGCTTTTTATCCCCTACTTCTTATGGTTTCCCATAAGGTCAGCATACATTTTCAGCCATAAAAAAGAGACGCTTTTGCGTCTCATTATGGTTGTCGGGTACTCTTGGATGGATTATATTTATTCACCATCTATGCGTTACGGTGTCATTCAGCCTTTCGCAATCTGAATGCTTACCTCGGGATTAGCTTATTGACTTATCCATTTGTAACCATATGCGCTTCTGCTTGGTTTATCGATTACCTTTTGGATGCCACGATAATCTTTTCCAAGATATCTTCCAGCATCCTTTATCTTATCGAATTGCATTTCAACTGCACCAGTTTGAATATTGAGCGCATATATCTTATGTCCTTTTGTTCCCTTCTTGTGAGATTCAATATCTTTAATAGGAAAGTTTTCCGGATAAACAAAAATAAAACCGTTTGCCGTTTTGTACCTTCCTTTTAAACATCCAGATATTGCAGTTCTGCTTGATCTGGTGGCATCTGCCGCTTCTACAACACTGTCAAATTTTTGGATTAGATTTCCATCTAAATCGCATTGATAAACGCATTGCGTTGTCCGAGGAACTGGTTTTTCGTATTTCTTTGGGCCAGTTTTTAGGTACTCATCTTCAAACATGAAGATGTATCCACCGCTTTCTCTTTGTAGATGATTACAAGTTTTTTGTACTGCGCTTGCCCAAAACCCATCCTTTTCGGTATCGCTTATACATTCATATCGTTTCACATACTCACCATCTAATGTTAAACGGACAACCGGAATCATGTGTTTTGCATTTCCACCACCACTATTCCGAGATACGTTATAACCATTTGGCTCTAAAGTATTAAAATGCGATATGAAGTTTTCTTCCATATCTTTTGCGATTTGCGGATCTTCTGTGGTTTTAACCACTCTCCAAATAAATTTCTCAATGCCGTATTCTGTCAAAGCTTTATGAAAAAGACTGTTTTCTCGTTCAGACTCTTTCATATGAGACTTCATCCTGGATAAAAAGTTTAATGTTCTTCCGACATAAGATTTATTGGTCACGATGTTGGTTGCGACATATATGTAATACATATCTCATACATCTCCTTTCGATATGTATTATATCGTACTGTCGCAGTAAAGTCAACTTAGCCTTCCCCGATTTTACCCGATTATTGCCCACATATTACTATGCGGCGTGACACATATCTCTATCACTTGTTCTGGCAAAATCATTTTGAATATGTTGGCTCTGGGCCATAACATATTGATATCTCAGCATTGCTTTTTCAGCTTGAGTCATGGTTTTGATATTTACATTCATACCATTATTTAATGCCCAAGCCGCTAATGTACTTTGTGTAAGATCCAGACCAAACGCTCTTAACGGACGGGTCTGGCCTGTGTAGATTGCGTTAAATTTCTCCGCAACCTCTTTTTGATCCATATCGAAAAACGAAGCATAATCTGCAACAAGTTTCGTAATATTGACAGACATATCTGCCAATGTGCCATTAGTGTTGTAGACCGTCTTGCCAAGTCCAGCGAGGTTGTCGTTCGCACGTTTTACCATGCCACCAGTAAGGCCCATCGCAATTCCCATCGACTGGTAGCGAGTCGCAGCCTTTTTGGCGCTCAGTTCCGACAAACCAAATTGCTGAATGCTGTCCTGTGTGAATTCGTGAAGAATACCTTGTGTGTTACCGAAGGTATGATCGATTACGTTTTGAATCTCAGTAAGGCTTGAAGCGTAATCCACCCATCCTTTTAATCCTCTGATTGCTCTGAGAACTAACCAGTAGGATGCGTATAACTTTCCGAATCCAACTGCGAGATTGAATGCGTGTTTCCTGGTTGACTGCATTGCGACATTCAGCCGTGGAAGCGTTGGAACCATAGCATTTGTTGCTGTTGCCATTTTGCTTCCCTGTGAAGCCAACTGAGCCATCGCTTGCGTCATCTGGATAACGCTTTGACTTACTTGCGGAGCGGTAGACAGAGAAGTCATTAACCGCTTCAGAGCATCTCCGAGTTGATCTAACCCAGCAGCAGCAGTCTGAGCATTTTTGCTCCCCAGTATCCTCAATGCTTCTCCGAGTTTTGTTAATCCGGAAACATCGAAGTTGAATCCCTGGATTCCACCAAGCGTAACAGCGAGACTGCTCAAGCCTTGCGTCAACACTGGAAGCGAGGATATTGCTGTACTAAGTTTCTTGTTTCCAAGAGCGCCAATAGTATTCCAGAGATTAGTAACTCCAGCAGTATCAAACTGTATGCTCTGTAATCCATTAAGCGTACCAACAAGGCTTGAAATGCTCTGCTCTAAGAACGGAATAGTTGTAACCGCCGAAGTTATCTTCTTGCCACCCAGTTTGGAAATACTGGAGACAATGGAGTCAAATCCAGTCGGATCTACTTTGATTCCATTAAGAGAATCAACGCTCGTCTTGAGCATTTGGATAGAGGATGCGACTTGTCCGACAGACGAAAGCTGAGAAACGGCAGTCCCAAACCTCGCAATGGAACTTGTAAAAGCATCAATCTTAGAAGTGTTGATGCTACTGAGCGATGCCGACAGACTATCCAGTGCTTTAGAAAGGTTTTCTATTCCGGAATAGGCTGATTGGGCATTGGACTCTACTTGTATTTGTAAGGTATCGAGTGTATCTGCCATATTACATCACCACACCCCCCCTAAGTTTTCTTTGTTGCCAGTTCTTTGTGTTGCGTATTGAATACCGATGCAAACATTTCAAACCTATCAGCATCAGAAAGAACGTATCCTTCCTCATCATCATCTCTGGATTTGAACGGTTCGCTTGGATATTTTGCTTTTCGACTAAGGCAAGATGCGATAGATGAGCAGATGTATCTTCCAATGAGCCAAGCATTGTAATTCATCACTTGCGCTTCATCTTTGGTCTTGATCTGATATGCCTTTTCAAATGGTTTTATCGTATGGGGATCGAGCGTAAAAAAGATATCGTAAGGAATGCCCCATACGAGCGCATGGGGCAATAATTCCTTGTCGATATACTCGGTATAGGAAGAAAAATCACTTAAGCGTTTTCGCTTTCCGCTTCCGGAATCTGATTCTCCTTCTTCTCCGCTTTCGCTGCGTTCTCCATCATCTTGCCGAAAAAAGCAGATGCTTGTACCGATGCGATGAAATCTGCGAAAAGGTCTTGCATACTGCCACCGTTCTCGACATGGGATTCCAGCAGTTGGTCTGCCATATCGGTATCAACTCCAGCAACGACTGCCACGAAAGCAGAAACGCCAGCGAAATAGTGGTTCATCGGATCTTTGAAATGCATGATGGAAAAACCATTCGCTTCCAGTTTCCGGATGTCCCCGAAATTCCAATCGGGCATTTTGTACATTCTGTTGTCGATGATAACGGTCTTCTTAGCTTTTGCTTTTGCCATAATTAAAACACCCCCCTTTGAGTTGTTTGTTTATCGGTTTTTAGTCCGAATTACTGCTTCTTGGTGATGGCAGTGGACGGAGTGACAACGATGGTCATCTCACGGACACCGTTCACATCGCCACCGTTGACATAGACAACGTGCTGTCCTTCCCAAGTGAATGCAGAATAGTCTGAGTCAGCCTGATTGCCGAAGCGCAGCTCGTATGTACCCTCAGTGTTCGCCTGAGTGTACACAGCATCGTAACCGTCCGGAGTGTAGTTGGCAGTAAACTCCATAGAATCGAGGGAGATTACGCCAGGAACGAAGGTCTGCTGGGTATCTTCAAGGTCAGTAGTCTCGATAAGATCGGGAGAACCGCCGAGATCCGGATAGGACTTAATCTTGGTCAGTTTCGCAAGGTTGCTTGCTTGAGTACCGAAAAACAGAGTGGTATTAATGGTTGAATACGCTTTTGCCATTTTTGTTGTCCTTTCTGCTTTTTAAGCAAAATAAAAAAGACCATCTTTCGATGATCTTTTTATTGGTTGGTGTAAATCGCAGTGTATCTGCTTAATACACGTTTGATGTTGCTGTCTACGTTTGCAATCAAAGATGGGCCATAAGTTCTGCGGTATCCCATGCCTATCATGGCTGCATGACTCAAGCCATCTATTTCATAAGCCTTAGATAGTGCCATGTTTCCTTGTGCAAACGACTCCACTTGGAATGATGGTGCTGTCGCACACTCATCACCCTCAAGATTTCTATCCGCAGTAGGCAATCCCATAAGCAGTATCCTTGCAAACGGGAACTTGGAAACTGTCAGCACATTATCTGTAGAGTAATTATCACCAACAGCTTCACTGACAGCTTCTCCCCATGTTTCAAGTACTTCTTCAATTGGATTATTGAGATATTCAGCCATTGCCAAACACCCCCTTTGCTATTCTGCGGATGTCATCAACATGGTTCCGGATATGAACTGATGCATTGTAAACAGGCATATATGCTGGAGCGCCATAGGTATGATGAACTCTGCCATCCGTACCGTTGTACCACCATCCAGCTGGGTCATCCCAGTGTCCAGCCGGGGAGTTTGTCCCCATACCATAACCAAATTTACCAGCTTTTGGATGTTGCGGATTTCCGAACACTGCACCGTATCCGAATTCCACATAGAGGATTCTGTTGCCACCAACATTAATATTTGCTGTTGCAACAACCCCGTTTGCTTCTACGTTAGAGCCAGATGTATCAAAACTCCATGTATCAGTTCCAGGGTCATCACCATATCCAATGCCTGTCGGATTTGGGATTCCTTCCATCTGAGCGGAAACTACTTCGATGCCGTACTCTTTCAGCTTTTCTGCGAATTCAGCGTTCTTCTGAATCAGATCCTGCCGATATTTCTCAACTTGCTGAATAGCATCTGCAATAGACTGCTTATTGAGTCTGACATGAATTACCTTACTCATTG